GGGTAAGAAACCACCTGTAACTGAATTAATCGCTCAGGGTGGAGCAGGGCAAATTCAATCTCAATTTGGTGAAGTGATGGCAATGGCATTTATGTCAATCAGAGACCCACAGCAAAGAAGACAACTTGCTGATATTATGAACGCTGAAATACAAAAATCAGTAGAAGAATTTGGTGGTGGTAAGCAAAGTCCAATTGCAACTAAAGATTGGGTTGAAGCATCACTAACACATGCCGAAGCATTTGATTCAGCAATGGATGAGAAGTATGGTAAAGGACAATGGAAATTTGAAGGAGCTGCTTGGGATATTAAAGGTGATATAGAATCATTGGGATTGGATTATAAAAATAAAGGATTCTCAACTGATGTAATGTTAAGAGTTCAACCTTTAGATAAAAATGGTAAACCAAATGGACCGGCTAGAGCACAAAAGAACTCATTAAAAAAAGATGAAAACATTTTCTTCTTTAATGGTTCAATCAATGAAGTTAATAATTTTGTATTAAATTTCTTAGATGAGAAAGAAAGAAAGAGAGTAAAAGGATATGAAGCGATAGCAACAAAAGCGGGAGCATCAAATAAAAATCCAGAAGATAGAGCAGCAGCATTAGCAGCAGCTGAAAGAATTACGGGATTGAAAGGAGCTAAAGCAGTAGCAGCATTAAAACAAATGTCAGCAGATATTAGAAATAAAGCTTTTGAAGCAGCACCACAAAATGTTAAAGATGCAGTTTCTAAAGTTAGAAATTTTGGAGCAGCTCAAACGGCATCTGCTGAAAGATTAATTAAAACAGTAAATACTGATATTAAAAATCCAAACAATGTAATTGATAATGCAAAAAACATTGATGGTGGTGATAAGGATTTTGCTAAATTCTCATATAAAGCAGTTAAAGAATGTAAAGCTAGTGGTACTAAAGATATGACTACATGTATAAGACAAAAATTAAGTAAAGCTGGTGAAGATACAACTGATGATAGAATATGTAAAGTAGCTGTTTTAGCTTCTAAAGTAGCTATAGCTGCTGGTGATACTAACGCTGAAAAGGCTTTAAATAAACACTATAATTTAGCAGTTGAAGCTGGAAACGCTTTAATGGAAGTATTACCTGAAAGTGAAGAACTAATGGGAGGTTTGATGCAGAAATTAGCAGATGCATTCCCAATGAAGACTTGTATGCAGGGTGAAGAATTTATGTGTATTGATGGTATGAAAGTAACACAAAAGACTTTACAAACTGTATTTGGTGTGGATTCTTATGATGAATTACAAAAAGGTATGAAATTAAAGAGATTACCAAGTGGTGAAACTATATTGGTATATGGTGCTAAAGATAAAAACGGAGAAGATATTCCTATTGGTGTGGTTGGTGCTAGACAAAAGGGTAAGGGATACGAAGGAACTGTTGGTTTTGAGATATCTTGTTCTGATGATTTTGCATTGGCTGTAGCTGAAGCAAATAAGAAAAACGGAGATGCATCGGAATCAAATGAAAAAGCTAGACAATCTATTGGTAAGAGAGTAGCTACTAGAAAAGTAAAGGCTGATAAGAAAAAATAGAGTTTTTACCCTTCCTTTTGGTTTTTGATATTTATAGACAATAAAAGAAATAAGAGGAAGAATGAAGACACAGTTACTTTGTACATTTACAACAAAGGAGGAGTTACAAAACACTCTACAACAAATAAGAGAGACTTATCATATAGTCTACAACTATATTTATATATTACAAAACAAGTCCAATTTAGAAGAATTGTTTGTGACATACAATATAGATACAGCTTTCCAACCGGATACTCCATTGGAAAATACAATCCTTATACATAGAAAGAAGGAATCTAATTCACTATACACTATAAATGCTCTTAACGAATTAGTTAAAGAGGAAAATGGTGGGGTATTAGATACATCTTTTGTCATCAATTGGCAGAAGTTCAAAAATTCAATCATATTAACAAACGCCGAAGGAACTAAGAAAATTCAAACAAGAGTTTTTGAGGTAATTGATTTCGGAGAAGGAAATAAAGAAGTTACGGAAGGACAATCTAAATAATTTTTATTATGTTATTAAAAAAGGGAGATAATAACGAAAACGTAAAGTTAATGCAACAAAAGCTGGGTATTGAACCAGCGGTAACTAACTTTGGACCAAAAACTGAAGCAGCTGTAAAAGAATGGCAGGCAAAGAATGGTTTAACTGCAGATGGTATTGTAGGACCATCAACTTGGGCAAAGATTATGGGAGAATCGGTAGCAGCAGCTCCTACTCCAATTGTATCTACACCAATAGCATCAGTAGGTGGATTAAAATTGGAAAAATTAAAAGGACATATTCCCGATGCAGTTATCGCAATGATTCCTGCAGTAGCACAAAAGTTCCAAATTGATTCTGCATTAAGATTAGCACACTTCTTAGCACAATGTGGACATGAGAGTGGTGGATTCCGTTTGACAAAAGAAAACTTAAACTATTCAGCTAAAGGTTTGAATGGTATCTTTAAGAAATACTTTCCAACTTTAGAATCAGCTCTACCTTACGAAAGAAAGCCGGAGAAGATTGCAAACAAAGTATATGGTGGTAGAATGGGTAATGGTCCTGAAGCAAGTGGTGATGGTGCAAAGTTTTGTGGTAGAGGATATATCCAATTAACAGGAAAAGATAACTATACCGCATTTGGTAAATCAATTGGTGAAGATGTTTGTGCTAACCCACAAGTAGTAGCTGAAAAATACGCATTATTATCAGCAGCATGGTTCTTCAACAAAAACGGATTACACAAAATGGCTGATGGTGGAGCAAGTGATACAGTTGTAACATCTATTACTAAAAGAGTAAATGGTGGTACTATTGGATTACCTGATAGAATTAAACACTTTAAAGAGTATTATCACTTATTAGCGTAATATTTGGTAAATTAATAAAAAAGTTGTATATTTATAGTATAACATAAAAACATGGCAAATATTAGATTAAAAGAGTTAGTAGAAGCTAACGTAGACCCTAAATTGGTAGCAAGAAGTAAAGAAAGTGGAAAGCTGGTTTATTTCAAAACACCACAAGCTAAAGATGCAGCAGTAAAAGCTGGTTCTCACTTAGAACCTAAAGGTAAAAAAGGTGGTGAACCTAAAGCAGATGCAAAACCAAATAATATGTTTGGTAAGGATTATTCAAAAGATAGAGGGGGTGATACAAAAATACAAGCATTTAAATCAGCAGATGGTTCTGATGTTGGACCTAACAAATATACAACAGCAATATCAAAAATTAGACCATCTGATTCATCAATGAAAATAAAATCAGAACCAACTCCAAAAATTGTTGGAAATTGGAAACCTGATGAAGATGGTAAATTGGGTAGTGATGCAGCTGATGATGTAAGAAATCATTTAAATGATGTATTGGGTGTTGATGGTATGGCTGAAATAGATTATAATACTGGAAATATTCAATATGGTTTATCAGATGGTGAAAATAGTATTTTTGTTGGTAATGAGGATGGTACATATAATGTATCATTTGAAGGACCTTCTATGGATATAGATAAAATCAATCAATCGTATAAATCATTCAAAAATCCAAAAGATGCATTAACATATGCTGGTGAATTGGCAAAAGCAAATAGAGAGGGATTAGAACAAAAGCAAGAATCAACGAAACTAACATCAATGATTAAAAGATAAAAACAAAAGGGAGAAACTAAAAATTCTCCCTTTTTTATTTGGCAGTATCAGGAATTTTTCGTATCTTTGAGTAAATCTCAAACCCATATAAATGCGTAATTCGGTTATAAAATATACTTCAAAAAAGATTTGGAAAGTCCAATAAATTGTTGTATATTTGTAATCTCTTTATATTTATATACATAGAGGGTGAAGGACACTCACCTAAATAAAACCATAAAACATAAACTCTTAAAACGCAAAAAAATGGCTATTAACTTAGACGCAATCAGAGGTAGACTGAACAAACTACAAAGCACAACTTCAAAGAAAGTAGAACTTTGGAAACCAGCTCCGGGCAAACACACTATTCGTTTAGTCCCTTACAAATTCAACAAAGAGAATCCTTTTATTGAATTATTCTTTCACTACAACATTAACAACAAATCTTATCTATCTCCATCTTCTTTTGGCAGACCTGACCCTATCGTTGAGTTCGCTGATAAGTTGAAAAGAATGGGTGATAAAGAAGATTGGAAAGCTGCCAAGAAAATGGAGCCGAAACTTAGAACATTCGTACCAGTATT